AAATAGATTTGGAAAACTCAATGTCGAGTGGGCGGAGAATACAATACCCGAAAGGGGAATAATCCCAGCCTGCTAGATTAGGCTTACGAACCACTCGGCACCCTATTAAATAGGGAAATTCAATATCGTAAATAAATCTAGGAGAAGACTTATGTCTCAATCAACTCAACTTTCTACATTCAACTTTGAAAAATCATCAATCCGTGTTATTGCAGTAAATAATGAACCTTGGTTCGTTGCAAAAGATGTTTGTAATGCTATTGGATTAAGTAACTCAAGAATGGCATTATTAGCTTTAGACGATGATGAGAAGGGAGTAAGTTCAACTTACACCCTTGGCGGAGAGCAAGATCTTGCTATCGTATCAGAAAGCGGAATGTACACTTTAATTCTCCGTTGCCGTGATGCTGTGAAAAAAGGATCTGTTCCACACCGTTTCAGAAAATGGGTAACAGCTGAAGTGCTACCGCAAATTCGTAAGACAGGACGCTATCAAGTTTCAGAAAAATCACAACCTAAAGAGCAAGAATTTACCCATAATCTCAAAAACAGCGAGGCGGTAGATTTAGCGTGGTTATGGTTCGAGGCGGAACAAATGGTAAGCTTCATTGGTAAGATTACACCGGCATTAGAAGTGCTAGGCAGTCATCTTGCTCCAACCGCTCACTCAATCAGAGCAGAATACGGTTCGCATATTAAGCACGTAGGGAAATTGATTTACCGCCTATCCGTGGATGCGGATTTTGGGCGCAATCCAAGACCGATGACGGAATTAAGAAACAGCTTAAAGCAAAATGCGATTGCCGTAAGACGAGATTTCTAATTTCGCTTGTAAAAATTTAACACAATCAGACCGCTTGCGACCTTGCGTTGCAAGTGGCTTTTGGCGTGATTGTTCAAAAAGTGATTGACAGGTGGCGCAGAAAGTTATATATTTCAGCTATGCTTGCAACTCGTACAAGCGAGAGTTAAGCAAATGAATTTTATAGCCCTGATTGGTTTTCCAGTCGGGGCTTTTTTATTCCCCAAAATCAGGGGTAAGGTAATAGAAAAATGTTTAAAGACCCCGGTAACCAAAGTTATTGGTGGGCAGGTATTGGCGGTTTCTTCTCGCTGATGTCTGCTCAAGAATTATTAGCATTGGTCAGTTTAGTGATTGGTGCTGTAACCGCCATTGTGAATTTAGTTGAGAAATATAATCTACGTAAGATCAAGAAGCGTGAAGAAGAGCGAGCTGAGCAGATCCATCAGCTGAAAGTAAGGCGTTTAGAAAAAGGGCTTGATGATGAGTAGCAATAAATGGGGCACTCTTGGCAAAGTTGGCGGCGCTTGTTCAGTGCTAACCATGATTGCTGTAATGATTACTAATTATGGTGATGAGTTTCGTACTAGTGTCGCAGGTTTGGAGATCATTGGTAATGCTGAGGGGTGTCGCCGTGAACCATATAAATGCCCTGCTGATGTTTTAACGGTGGGTGTGGGTAGTACGGCAGCAGGTGGCGAGCCAATTAAAGTTGGTAAGATTTACAGTGATGATGAAATTGCTCGTCGTTGGAAGAATGATGTTGTGATTGCTGAGCGTTGTGTTAATCGTTTCGCTAACGGAAAACATATGCCACAGTCTGTTTTCGATGCTGCTGTATCTATCACATTTAATGTTGGTTGCGGTGCGTTATCTCGCTCTACGATGTTTCGTAAAGCAAATACTCGGGACTGGGTTGGCGTATGCAACGAATTCCCTCGTTGGGTATATTCAGGCGGTCGTAAGTTGAAAGGCTTGATCATTCGTCGAGAAAAAGAAAAGGCGTTGTGTTTGTCAGGCTTGTAGGATTGGCGGTGCGGTTATGGGACTAAGTAATTTAGGTGGCGAAAGCGTAAACAGAAGAGCCTAAACCGCACCGCTCTTTAAGGTGGTGTTTATGTTAGATGGATTTACTAAGGCAATGGGATTACTGGTAGGTGGATTAGCTTTACTGGTGGTTGTCCTTGGTGGTTGGTTGCTTTATCAATCATCAAAGATTGACACTTTGAATGCCGAAGTTAAAGCAAAGGATTCATTGATAGCAGAACAGCAAGCAGTAAACCAAGAGTTGATAACTCAACTGGAAACAGAAAAGCAAGCGGTTGAATATCAGCAAAAGATTACCAACGAATTAAAAGCACAAATGGAAACGGAGCGTGAGAATGTTAAAACAATTCTTATCAAAGAGCCGTGTGGCGGTGTTGCTATGCCTAATGCTGTTATCGACAGTATTAAGCGGTTGCACGCAAAAGGTGGTAACAAAAACTAATTACGTTTATCCGCCAGCTGCGTATTTAGTGCAATGTGAGCGGTCAGAGTTTAGTGGCAAGACATATGCGGATGCTATTGATTACTTGATGATTGTGATCAAGGAGCGTGACTTATGTGCGAGTCAGATTGATAGCATTAGAGAGTGGCAAGCACGAACTAAGCAAGGGTTTAAATAGCTGATTAACGTTTGTGCCACGATAAAGAGCGGTCAGATGATCGCCCTTTTATTTTATGTAAATTAAATGCTACATAATTTGCGTATTATTTTGGGATTGTTAGATAAATTCCCGAGAAAATACGCAAGTGATGTAAAACAAATGCAACAATACCTAAACTAAAAAGGTACTCCCAAGGGGGTGCCCTTTCCACGGGGTTGTGGCGTCTCGGTTTTCGGCAGTTTTTTGGGTTTCTAGGCATCATCATCTTTCATTTTAATTTCGCACTTTAGGTGCGATTTTTGTTTTAGCGGTTTGAAGGTTTTAGCGAAATGGAAAATTTACACGAACTAAAATTAAATATAAATCAGATCGCCGAAGTCACGGGATTGCATAGGCAGACAGTTTCTCAACGAGTAGCTGGATTAACGCCATCTTTAGGTAGTAATAGCAAATTAAAGCTCTATTCCTTGCGCGATCTCATTTTGACAGGCTTAACAGAAAAAATGTCGGCAGATGTTGATAGTTTAAGTCCTAATGATCGTCGTGCTTTTTGGCAAGCTGAAAATGAACGCTTGAAGTACGAGCGAGAAACTCGAGAGCTCATTCCAGCTTTTGAAGTGTCGCAAGAAATGAGTATTTTAGCAAAAGCCGTGGTGCAAACTCTTGAAACTCTCCCCGATATTTTAGAGCGAGATTGTGGGTTACAACCTAAAGATCTCATTCGAGTACAACAAGTGATTGATGACATTCGAGATCAAATGGCACTACACATTCAACAAACGAGCGAGGATGAATAATGTTTGCTAGTGCAAAAGAAATCCGCTGTGATATAGCAAATGCCATTAAAGCACCACGCCGAATGAAAGTATCAGAAGCTGTTGCAGAATATATGAGAGTGCCAGTTGGTGGTGGAAACTCTGTAAAATGGGATAAGCACACAGCCGCCTATATGCTTGAGCCGATGGACTGTTTAAACAGCCGTGAATATGATTCAGTTGTCTTTGTTGGCCCTGCCCGAACAGGGAAAACCATAGGCTTAATTGACGGTTGGATCACTTACTCCATCATTTGCGATCCTTCCGACTTCTTACTGGTGCAACTCACTCAAGAAAAAGCCAGCGAACACAGCCGAAAAAGATTAGATCGCACTTTCCGCTGTTCGCCTGAAATTGCGAAACGGCTCAGCCCACGCAAAAATGACAACAACGTTCACGATAAATACTTCAGAGCGGGCAACTTGCTCAAAATCGGCTGGCCGTCAATCAACGTACTGTCATCTTCCGATTACAAATATGTTGCACTAACAGATTATGACCGTTGGCCCGATGATATTGACGGCGAAGGGGACGGGTTTTCCCTTGCGTCTAAGCGTACAACCACTTTTATGTCTGCAGGAATGACACTGGTTGAAAGCTCCCCTGGCAAAGACATTGTAGATATTAAACACGTCCCGAAAAGTAGCCACGAAGCACCACCAACAACCGGCATATTAAGCCTCTACAACCGAGGCGACCGCCGTCGTTTTTACTGGCAATGCCCTGAATGTTCGGAATATTTCGAGCCCTCAATGGCAAATATGGTGGATTTCAGAGAAGAAACAGATTTTGTCAAAGCCAGCGAAAGCGCACGGCTACAATGCCCCCACTGCTTACACAAAATTCCGCCTGAAATGAAACGAGAGCTAAACATCAATGGCGTTTGGCTGAAAGAAGGGCAAAGTATTAATGCAAGCGGTCAAATTTTGGGAGAAGGACGCAAATCACGTATCGCCTCCTTTTGGTTAGAAGGACCTGCCGCCGCTTATCAAACGTGGGCGCAGCTGACCTACAAACTCCTAACGGCTGAACACGAATATGAAATGACAGGCAGTGAAGAAACCCTAAAAGCGGTAACCAATACCGACTGGGGACTTCCCTATCTGCCTCGTTCTGCGCTTGAACAACGCCGAGCCGATGAGTTAATGGAACGCAGAGAAGAAGCGGACAAAGAGAACAAAACCATACCACCACAATGCCGTTTTCTCATTGCTGCCGTGGACGTACAAGGCGGACGAAACCGCCGCTTTGTGGTGCAAATTGTCGGTTATGGCGAAAATGGCGAACGCTGGCTGATTGACCGCTACAACATCTCGTACACCTTACCTGATGAAGACGGCGTTGTTGAAAAAATTGATCCACGCAATCGTGATGACTGGAAAATTCTCATCTCAGACGTATTAGAAAAACGCTACCCACTCGCACACAATCCAAACCTCCTTATGCCGATATTGGCAATGGCGGTGGACAGTGGCGGTGAAGATGGAGTGACTGAAAATGCTTATAATTTTTGGCGACAATGCCGCCGAGACGGATTAGCGAAAAGGGTTTACTTGGTAAAAGGCGACAGCACCAAGCGGCAAAAGCTGATAACCAAAACCTACCCAGACAATACGGCAAGAAGTGACCGACATTCATCAGCCCGTGGCGATGTACCGCTGTATTTACTGCAAACCGACTACCTCAAAGACCGCATAAACAACGCCTTGGCCAGAGAAAGTGCGGGGGCAAATTACATCCACTTCCCCGACTGGATTGAAGAATGGTTCTTTAACGAATTAGTTTATGAAGAACGAGGACCGGACGGCAAATGGCGCAAACCCGGCAAAGGCAACAACGAAGCCTTTGATTTGTTTTGCTACGCCCACGCCATTGCGATTTTACGAGGTTACGAACGGATCAAATGGGGCGATGAAAAAGATGTACCAAGCTGGGCAAGGTTGTCGGACATCAACCCAAACATCATTCGTGAGTACACCGCAAGCACAGAACAAGCGGTCGAAATTGAAGAGAAAGCCGCAAAACCGCAACCCAAACCACCTCAAGCGAAAAGCAATTGGTTAAATGGTGGCGGACGAAAAACAGGAGTCTGGCTTTAATTCCCAAACAGCTTTAAATCGTGAGTTTACGAGCCTGTAACAAGGTAGGATTGTTGCGGTAATACAACCCGATCAGAAATGGTTGGATTATCTCTAAAATTTGACAGTAAATGAAATAGATCTTAATATGCCTAATAATAAATGAGGTGCATATGTTAAATTTATTCAAACAGGCTATTCATCAGGAGAGCCTATAATGAACGTTATAACTAAATCCGTTGATACATTGGGGCGTTGGTATGCTAGTGTAACAAAAGTGAATCAACCCACAGTCTCAAAAGAGGATAAAATTGTTTTTGAACGTAGTGGTTCTATTCGATTAAACTACGAAAATGAGCAAGTTAAAGAAAAAATTAACCAACACATTGCAACGTTTTCTAAAATGGAACCCAAAGTTAAAGAGGCTTAAATGGGTATTGTATTTATTCTGATGATTTTAGTTCTTGGTTATCATTATACGAGTAACTACTTACCTGCTAAAGTTATCTTAAAACGAAGTAGCGGTTGGGAAGCCTATGTTCACCTTGGTAAATATGGGCTTTATTTTTTATTTAATGGAATCTTCACTTTTTTTGCACTATGGATTTTTATAAAAATAGTGCAAATAACTTTAAATATACCTTTCCATCTTGGTTTTGCTGATCAGCCATTTGATTATATATCTTGGATGTTCAAACCAATAAATCATATGGAAGGTATATATTGGTTTTATGTCATTGTTTTTGTATTTTCATTTATCCAATGTCATCTCTCAATTCAAACAAAAAATCAGAATAAAGATGAAATATTTGAGATGTTGAAAGGGAGTAATAGCATATTAAATTTAATTTTAGATGCTACACAAACCTTAACGCCAATTAAAATTTCTTTAAAATCTAAAAAAGTTTATGTCGGTTTAATTGATAGTGAGCAATTTGAACACGCTGATTTAGATAATATTGCAATAATTCCTTATTTTAGTGGTTATCGAGATAAAGACTTTTTAGATGTACATTTTGATTGTAATTATACAATGGTCTATGAAAAGCATAGTATATCGCTTGACACAGAGGAAGGCATAAAACAATTAAGACAATTTAGAACTGTTATTAGGGTAGCAGAAATAGAATCTATTTCATTATTTGATCCAGAATACTATGGTGATTTTGGTTATGTTGATCATAGCGAGAAAAAATAGTTATATTGAATTAAAAACCAAACCGCTTACGGAAACGTAGGCGGTTTTTTATTGGAGTAAATATGACAATTTACACAATCGATGAATTAAAACAAAAGATCCGCCTACTGGATGAAAAAATAGAAAATGCCCAAAGCCAGGTGAGCTTTAATGGTCGTTCTGTTTCTTACCAAGTGGCGGAGCTAACTAAACAGCGAGATCGCTATCAGCAAATGCTTGATGAACAACTTGCCCAAAGTGGGCAACGCGCGAAAAAGCACCGTATTAAATATGCGAGGTTTGTTTAAATGAACCTACTTGAAAAAACCATTGCGGCAATATCGCCACGTTGGGCGGCAAAACGCTCACAAAGTCGTTATGTGCTGAATGCGTATGAGGCGGCATTGCCAAGCCGAACGCATAAAGCAAGTAGAGATGGACAAGGTGCAAATACTAACGTTCGTCAAAGTGCGGTGAGCCTACGAGAACAAGCCCGAGCCTTAGACCAAAATCACGATATTGTGATCGGTATTTTGGACAAGCTGGAAGAACGTGTTATCGGTTCAAAAGGCATTCATATTGAGCCTCAACCACTCACACTTGCCGGAGATGTTCACGAAGAGCTTGCCGAGCAAATCCGCAAATTGTGGGCGGAATGGTCGGTTAAACCCGAAGTGACCGGCTTATATACTCGTCCATTGCTAGAACGAATGCTCTTGCGTACGTGGCTTAGAGATGGCGAAGTCTTTGTTCAGTTGGTTAAAGGCAAGGTGGCAGGCTTAGAACACGGATCATCAGTGGCGTTCTCTCTTGAGGCCTTAGAACCGGACTTTGTACCAATGCAGTCCGATGAGGCAAAAAACGGCTTGGTGCAAGGCGTATTTCTCAATACGTGGCGAAAACCGACCGCTTATCAGGTTTACCTAACCAATCCACAAGAAAATACCGGCATTTCCGGAAAAGTCAAAATTGTGTCGGCAGAAAATATGTTGCACTTGGCTTTCCGTAAGCGACTACATCAAATCCGTGGGGTAAGTATGTTGCACGGTGTCATTATTCGCCTTGCTGACCTTAAAGAATACGAGGAGAGCGAACGAGTGGCGGCACGCATTGCGGCAGCAATGACGATGTACATTAAAAAAGGCGATGCCGCATTGTACGATAACGAAGAGCAACCAAATGGACAGCGTTTATTTGATATTGCACCTGGTGCCGTGATTGACGACTTAAAACCGGGTGAAGACATCGGTTTAATCAACTCAAACCGTCCCAATACCGGCTTAGAAGGTTTCCGCAACGGACAATTAAGAGCAACAGCGGCAGGCACTCGCTCCAGCTATTCCAGTATTGCCCGAGACTACAACGGCACTTATTCCGCACAGCGACAAGAGCTTGTTGAAAGTTTTGAAGGTTATGCGGTACTGCAAGATTGCTTTGTCGCTGCAATTTCTCGCCCGATTTACCGTGAGTGGCTCAAAATGGCGATTGCCTCGCAGGCAATTAAACTCCCATCGGATATTGATCAGAACTCGCTCTTCAACGCCGTGTATTCCGGTCCGGTAATGCCTTGGATTGACCCAATCAAAGAGGCGAATGCTTGGAAAGAGCGGATCAAAGGCGGTCTGGCAACGGAAGGACAAGCCATTAGAGCCAGTGGTAACAACCCTGCCGAAGTCAAACGGCAACGGATTGTCGAAATCCGAGAGAACCAAGCCGAAGGGCTGAAATTTGATACTGATCTTACCAATACACAAGGACTTACTTATGAGCAAAATGCAAACAATTCTCGCACCACGAGCGATGGCAACAACAGCCAACAAGACGAATAACCAGTCTTGGTTTACGATCAAAGCTGCAAAAAACGATACTGCCGAAATCTCTATTTATGACGAAATCGGCTTTTGGGGTGTAACAGCTCAACAATTTGCCAAAGACCTAAAAGCCTTAGGCAACAATTTAAAGCAAATTAACCTGCATATTCACTCGCCCGGTGGCGATGTGTTTGACGGTATCGCCATTTACAACCTACTGAAAAACCACCCAGCTAACAAGACCGTCTATATTGACGGTCTTGCTGCATCTATGGCAAGCGTTATTGCAATGGCAGGTAATGAAATCATTATGCCGGAAAATGCAATGATGATGATCCACAAGCCGTGGGGCATTCAAGGTGGCGATGCCGATGATATGCGTAAATATGCGGATTTACTGGATAAGGTGGAAAGTACGCTCATTACGGCATACACCGCTAAAACGGGTAAATCCGAAACCGATTTAGCAGAAATGCTAAAAGTAGAAACTTGGCTCACGGGCAAAGAATGTATTGAGCAAGGTTTCGCTGATAAGTTAGCCGACCCACTTGTGGCGATGGCTTGTATCCAATCCAAAAAACTAGAGGACTACACAAATATGCCTGAAACAATCAAAAATATGTTATTTAAGCCACAAGGCAACGCAGGTGCAGCAACGCCTACACCGGAACAACCTAAAAACACGACGCAACAAGCGGTCGACAATCCGCAAAATGTTGCAAAACCCGATCCGATGGCGATTTTGGCACAGCGTAATGCAACCATTAAAGCTACCTTTGCTGCTTTTGGCTCGCAATATGACGGCTTAATGGCGGAATGTTTAGCAGATGTGTCAATGACCGCTGAACAAGCAAAAGACAAACTGCTTGCGAAATTAGGGGAAAACACGACACCAAGCGTGCCTCAAAGCCACGTTTACGTTGATAATGGTAACATCGTTGGCGATAGCATTAAGCAGTCTTTAATGGCTCGTGCCGGTCAAGATACCGATAAGGCAAATGCCAAAGACAACCATTACAGCGCAATGACCTTGCGTGAATTAGCCCGTGCCTCATTAGTCGATCGTGGCGTGGGTATTGCCGGCTACACGCCGATGCAAATGGTCGGTTTAGCCTTTACACATTCAAGTTCTGATTTCGGTCAAATCTTGATTGATGTTGCCCATAAATCCTTGCTCAAAGGTTGGGAAACAGCGACTGAAAACTATGAGCAATTTACCACGCGAGGTATTCTGACCGACTTCCGCCAGGCTAAACGTGTTGGTTTAGGGGAATTTGGTTACTTACCAACGGTGGGCGAAGGCGAAGAATACACCTATGGTTCTATCGGTGATGAAGGTGCGCAAATCGCATTAGCAACCTACGGGCAATTATTCAGCATTACTCGTCAAGCTATTATCAATGATGATATGCATCTTTTAACCAAAATCCCTGAAAAAATGGGACAAGCTGCACGTGCGACTATCGCTAAATTAGTCTTTGCGTTAATTACCGGTAATGCAACCGCACAAGACGGCAAAAAATTGTTTGATGCTTCACATAAAAACACCTTAACCGGTGCAGCGTTAGATGTGGCCAATATCGACAAAGCCATCCAGTTAATGAACGGCTTTGTAAACAGCCGTGGCGAACCGCTATCAATTGAACCGGAATTTATGTTGTTGCCAACCTCATTACACACGAAAGCGAAACAGGTTTTAGGTTCTGCAAGCGTGGAAGGTGCCGACATCAACAGCGGTATTATTAACCCGATCCGTGATGTTGTTACTCCGATTAAATCATCACGCTTACAGATTGCTGACGCAAAATCGTGGTACTTACTCAATAAAGAAGCGATCGAAGTCTCTTACCTTGACGGTGTGGATACGCCTTACATCGAGCAACAACAAGGCTTTAGTGTGGATGGTGTCATAACCAAAGTCCGCATTGATGCCGGTGTCAATGTGATTGACTACCGTGGCGTGGTTAAAGTAACGAACCAGTAAGTTGTATCGTTAAAGGTACCGCACTTAAATGTGCGGTTTTTTATATCTCAAACAAAGGAATTTGATATGGCAAAAAATTATGTACAAGACGGTAACACCGTACGCTTAACCGCAACCAAAGCAATTACCTCAGGCGATGTCATCGCTACGGGTAATTTAATTGCAATTGCGGTTACTGATGTGGCTAAAAATGATGATGTCGTGGGTTTAACAACCGGTGTATTTACCGTGAAGGCTAAGCAAGCCGATGACATCAAACAAGGCACGGTATTGTATTGGTCTGAAACTGAAGGGGCGACCATTACAGCCGGTTCAAACCCTCGCTTAGGTATTGCGTGGAAAGCTTCCGGCACATCATCTAACCAAGTTGATGTGAAAATCAATGTCTAGCCCGTTTGAACTGGCAATGGCGGCAGCTGATCGGGATATTCAAAACGTGATGATGAGTGAGTGGCTAATTCGAGGCAATCCTTACTTAGCCACTTACGACGAAGGGGCGAAGATGTTTGAGGGCATTCATACCTCAGAAGAGAGTGCAATGAATGGCACTGCTCGCACCTTAACCCTCTTCCGCTCAAGTGGCTATAAGCCTCGCATTAACGACCGAGTAGAACGTGATAACAAGGTCTTTTTCGTCAAATCATGGTATTACGAAGATGATTTACTGATTATCCGTTTGGAATAAGGAACATTATGAGCGTCAAAGTCGATGGTATGGCGGAGCTTTCGCAAAATATTGCGAAGCTCGCTAAACAGAAAGTACCGCAAGCGGCTAGAAAATCCATCAACCGCATTGCCAGACAAGCCATTAACGGTGCAACCAAAACGGTAGCAAAAGAGGTGGGTGTACCGACAAAAACCATTAGAAGCCGAGCAAAACTCACGAAAAAGGCAGAAAATCGGAGTTTAACGGCAAGAATTAACGTTATCCGATCGCATATGCCGGCTATTCGATTGCTAGAAAATCGCTCAACCAAAATTTGGGAAGGGCGTGGCGGCATCGTTGTCGGAAAATATGCGATCAAACGAGGCTTTAAGCAGAAGCTGAAAAACGGCAGAACGCACCTAATGCAACGACAAGGCAAAGCCCGTTATAGCATTGATGTCGTGAAAATTCCGTTATCGGCTTCACTCACTCAGGCTTTTTCTGAGCAACTTAAAGACTATCAAAAGGATATTCGCAATGAATTATCCAAACAACTTTCGGAGGCGATCAAGTGATTATTCACACTCAAATCAGAGAAGAAATTATTGAAACGCTACAAAATGCCCTCTCTGAAAAACATTGGTATAACGGCAGACCGTCTTTCATCGATATTGATGAAGAACAGTCTGCCGTTGCCGTATTTATTGAGGATGCCAATTGCACCCCAACAACCACTTGCCACGAAGAGTGGGAGGCTAAACTCAATATTGTGCTTTACCAAAAAGCCTTGAATGATGCGGAAACTCGCTTAGATGAGAAGGCTCAAGCCGTTGCCAATGCCTTACAAGCGGTCGAATTTCAACATCTTTCTGCTATTCAATTGGCGGGTTACACCTATGACCAAGACGAGCAACACTCTACTTGGCATATTGCGATCATTCAATATGACATTAACTACGCACGTACGACAGGAGAAAACGAATGAGTACACAAACCACCCCATTTCAACAAACCAAATTTCGCTATCAAACCGGCAAAGACGCCGGCAAGGCAATTACAGCGGTTGATCTGAATAAAGCCTCATTGACTATTGCAACATCCGGCTTTGTGAAAGGCGATATGATCGAAATTGAGGGATTAGGCAGCTTGAACGGCTTATACCCTGTCGCCTCTGTTACGACAGATAAAGTTACTTTATCTTCTGAGGTGGACTGGTCAGGCAAAGATGCTCCGACTAACTTTAGTCAAGCGAAAGCGGCTAAAATTATCTTCTCAGATCAATTTTGTGCCATTAAGAACATCGAAAAATCCGATGATACACTTTCGACCGAAGATGTAACCACGGTCTGTTCCGAAGGCACCGAAACCGAACCGGGCGAAATCGAATTTGGTTCTATCAAACTCGGTTTTTTCTATGCGCCATCAACCGAACATCAAGCGGCATTGCGTAAAAAATTCTACGCCAAAGAAACCTTTGCTTACAAACTTGAATTTCCAAAAAATCAAGGCACAGCTTATGGTGTAGGTTTCCTCGAAAATGCCGGCAGTTTCTCCGGTGAAGTGAAAGGCAAATATGAAGGCTCGGTCAGCATTAAACCGGCAAAACGTGATTATTTATTACCTGCGTGAGCGGTCTAATTTGGTTAATATTTAGCAATCGCCCCTGATATTTCAGGGGCTTTTTATTGGTAGCAAAAAAGGAAATATAGAATGACATTACGTGAACAGCTTTTAACCCACAAACCCAAAATCAAACCGATTACCTTAATGAACGAAACCTACTACGTAAAACCAATGTCGGTAGGCGAAATGAATCATCAAATTTTTGAACAACGTCAATCGCTGATCGCCTTGGCCGTAGCGGCTGGCGTGGAATTACCTCAAGAAGAGGGCGAAGAATACGATGCGGTCTTAGAAAAATTTGCGAAACAATATAGCCTACCTCGAGCGATCGCTTCTCGCCTTTGCGATGAGGAAGGGACATTATTGTTTAACGCTGACAATATCGATGATTTAAATGCGATTGCGGAATTAGATGCGCAAATCATCAATGAATTTAATGCAGCAATGGCAACCAACACCCCAAAAGCCTCAGCGAGCGAAGAAAGTTCCAAATAACGCTTTCGCTCGCCCTAGGCAAAACCTTGGCGGAAATCGAAGCAATGCCCGAAGAGCATTTGGCAGAATATCAATTATTCTACCAAGAACAACCCTTCGGGCTTTGGCGTGAAGATTACCGCACCGCACAAATTGCGTATATGTTGGCAGCAGTGAATAGCAAACCGGACGCTCAAATTGAAATCAATGATTTTATGCCGTTTTTTAATCAGAAAGATGATGAAAGCGAAGATGATGGCGTGGCGGATTATTTGGCGAAAAGATAACTTGATTTTTATCCTCTGTTGATTTATATATAAAACAAAGCAACAGGAGGATAACATGTTCAGAGAAATCTATGAATTTTTCAGCATCTTTGGCGACGCACTAAAATTTTTCGCTAAATTAGCGCTTTTCGTTGTGTTACTTTGCTTACCATTTGGGCTAATTCATTATTTTGCCAATCTCTTAGAGATAAATGTAAATCTTATGATAGCAATTGTATGCGGTATTGTTATTCTGTTGTGTGGCTATTGGATTTATAGAATATGGAAAAATCCTAATTTAACACGCTCGCAAAAATGGGCGTTGATGAATGGACGTGAAATTTCCTATGAAGAGAAAGTCAAATCAACCAATGACATATACAAAGAACTCTTTGATGAAGCAAAGAGAAAAAGCAAATCTGTATAAAATTTAAAGATTAAGAGCCGTTAGGATTTAAACCTAGCGGCTTTTTTTGTGGGGGAAATATGAGTTCATTAGGTTCATTAAATATCCAGTTGTCATTAGATACTGTTCAATTCCAACAGGCTTTATCTAAATCAGATCATCAAACGCAGAAATTTGTTAAAAATTTCACGGTAGATATGGATAAAGCGAGAAATTCTGCTCGTCAGTTTGCTGATCGTACAACGGATTATCTACGCAATATCGAAGAGGCTGCAAAGAATATCAACACTGCTACAAAATGGGAATTTCGTTTTAATAATTTTGAACGCCTTAAGAGTCTCGCTACGAGCTATGTTGATATTGCTGATAAAAGTACTGAGTTGTCCAATAAACTCAAATTAGTCACCGATGATGAATTACAACACGCTAGAGCAATGGCAGATGTTTATGACATATCAATGAAAACCGCCCAATCTACACAAGCGGTATCATCGGTTTATCAATCTTTTGCGCAGAATGCCAAAGAGTTAGGTATTAACCAACGACAAGTCGCAGACGTTACAGAAATTATCTCGAAAGCGGTGGCAATTTCAGGCGCAAGTGCAAGTGAAGCGCAAAATGCCCTTACCCAATTTAGCCAAACACTCTTAATGGGCAAAATGCGAGCACAAGAGTATAACTCGATAATGACCCAAACACCTGCGGTAATGCAAGCCATTGCTCGTGGTTTGGGCGTAACTATGGGCGAACTCAAAGCAATGTCTGATGAAGGTAAACTGACGACAGACAAAATGATTCAGGCGTTAATGAAATCAAAAGCCTCTGTTGATGAACTTTACGGCAAAACAGCAACCACCGTAAGCGGTGCAATGCAGAATTTAACCACCGCTACTGAAAAATTTATTGGTGAAGTTGATAAAACAACAGGTGTATCTACTTTAGCTGCAACAGGTATCAATACCCTAGCCCAAAATTTAGATAATTTAATCCCACTTTTATTCTATGCTGGTACGGCATTTGCCGGAATGAAACTTCAAGCATTTACTGCCCAAACTTGGCAATTAGTGCATGCCAAAGTTCAAGATGTAAGAACTACCACAGATCAAGCACAAAAAATTCTATTTAAAACACAAGCAAGATCACAAGAAGTCACCCAAGAACTTAAAGCTACACAAGCTTATATTGCTAATCTCCAGGCACAAATGAATTTAGCTCGTACCGAACAGCAACGAGCTATCATTGCTAGAGAACTTCAGGTTCAAACGCAACGAGAAACTACGCTTGTTCAGCAACAAACCGTAGCGATAAAAGCACTCGAAACAGCACAAAATCAGGCTAATATTGCCAAACGAGCTGGGCTTGGTTTATTAAATGCCCTTGGTGGCCCCTGGGGAATTGCGATGGGATTAGTTTCTTCTGGTGCGATGGCTTTGTACAACTGGTATCAAGAAGCAGAACAAGCCAAACAAAAAGCCATTGAATTTGCTAATGCGTTGCCACGTTTAAAAGAAGAACTCGCTACAATGAACGGCATAGATCTGCGAGCGACTAAAGCGCAACTTGAAGAAAGTGCCGAAGCGCAACAAAAGAAAGTTGATGATTTAAAACGTAAAGTGAAATCTTTACGGCAAGAGATTGAAAGCACACCGCCGATTAAAATTATCGAAGATGATGAAGGGCGTGAATACCAAATCGATCAAACGCACAAAATTATCCGATTACAACGGGAACTAGATAAAACCACCAAAGATTTAAATGATAGTGAAAACACTCTCAACGAAACGAAAAAAACTATTTCAGACACAATGGCACAAATGCCAATTGCTGAAATCCGTGATCGTTTTGCAGAATTATTCCCGAATATCGATCAGTCACAAATAAAAACCGATGGTTTAAACGTTTCTCTTGGTGGGTTTATTTCAAATATCCCAGTGGCTTCAGTTGAAGCACTAAGATTTGCCGGTGCGGTAGGACAAATTGCGACATCTGCTGTCAATGCTGCCGTGGCGGTAGCTAATTTAGCGGGTATTCAAGTCGGCAATGAAAAATTAAACCTTCACATTGCCAATAATCAAGCGCTTATCGACATCAACAAAGCGCAAGCCTCGGGTAATACCAAACTTGCCAACGAGTTACGTGCGCAATTTAATGCGAAAAACAAAGCAGAAAGCTTAGGCGTTCAGCAAGGCACAAAAGAGTGGGAAGCGCTGGTTAATTCGGAGTTGGCTTTATTAAATTCCTCGCCCAAAGGCGGCGGTCGTAGTGGCAGTCCTAAGCCTAAAAAAGATAAAGCGGCAGAAAAATCCCGTGAAGATTATTTAAATCAAGTAACAGATATGACACTCCGCCTAGCAGGGTTAAAAGATGATGCTTTAAATTTAGCCCAAAACGGCGAATTATCGCAATATCAAGAGCTGAACAAACTTACCGAAGACATTGCCCGTAATACGGAAAAATACACCCAATACGGCATTGAAGGTGTTGCCAAACTGAAAGAGCTTGCTGCCCAAATTGATAGCGAAAATCAGAAAGTTGCCATTGCTAAGTTTAGTTTTGACAACAGAGAAAAACTCAAAGAGATGGAGTTTGAACTGACCTTGTTAGGCAAAACCCGTCAAGAGCAAGAAGCATTACAATACGCTCATCAGTTAGATTTAGAAGCCAGCCGGCTTAAAATCGGTATGACAAAAGAAAATGCCGCAGCACTCGAGCAAGAAATCATTAAGTTGAAAGAACGCCACGCTGAAATCCAACGTCAAACCGAAGCGGCTCGTCAAAACCCTGTGATTGGCTTAAGAGCCGGTTTAGCAGACTTTGCAGAAGAGGCGACCAATGTCTCGGGGCAAATTCAAAATATTGTAACAGGCTCACTCAATTCAATGACCGATGCTTTAAATACATTTGTGATGACCGGTAAAGCGGACTTCCGTTCTTTAGCGACCTCTATTTTGAGTGATATTAACAAAATGATCATCAAAATGATGATATTCAAGGCTATTCAATCTGCCGGTTCTGCAATGGGCTTTGATATGTCATTTATGAAGAATATCAGCTTTGCAACCGGTGGTTATACCGGCGATGGTGGTAAATATACCCCAGCCGGTATTGTCCATAAAGGAGAATATGTCATCACAAAAGAGGCAACCTCTCGCCTCGGGTTGGATTACCTTAATTACCTTAACTATGGTAAACGTGGTTTTGCGACCGGTGGAGGCGTTGCCGTGCCGAGAGTACCAAACAGCTACAAACCGGCACAAACAGGCGGAGCAAATAATCAAGTCTCAATCAGTATCAACATTGATCAAAACGGCAATGCGGAAAGCGATGTGAGCCAAACAGCCCAACAGTCTAAACAATTAGCCAAAATGATCGAGGCGAAAGTGCTTGATGTGCTATTTCAACAAAAACGAAGTGGTAATTTATTAGCCTAATTTCTTGCAACAAAACGGCTTGAGCGTTATGCTTGTTCAAAACGGAGGTTTGTATGAAGAAATTATGGCTAATGCTTACTTTAAGCCTAAGTGCTTGCGTAACCCCTTTTGAGGAAGAAGCAAAAACAGCAGATTATGGTGCTTATCCGGCGCATTATGAGGCGATTGTACGCCATTTCTATGCCGATATTGTCGATACTAACCCTCTTGAGGTCGTAAAGGTTTCGCCACCGGTTAAATATGCGCAACCTGCCTATGATGACGGGTTTCAAACGGATCTCAATTTAAAAAAATATCCCAATAACGGACATTCTAAAGAGCGTCTATTTGGTTATTTGGTTTGCGTTGAACAAGACAATCATTTTGACGGGCATAAAATCGATGCCGTGTTAATAAAGAATGACGTGATCATTGGGCGGATTTACCAAATCAGTAGCAGCGGTTGGGCTTCTTTCCGCCCTAAACCTTGCACTAAAGAATACACGCAAATGCTGACACGCCTTGCAGAGGCTCGTAGAACAGACAATGAAAGACGTATCAACAATTTTATACAGTACCTCAAAAGGAGTGAATAAATGGCAATAGCCACTCTCCCCTACTGCCCCAAACCGGGCTACACGGTAGAAAGTGAGCCAAAACGCAAAGTAACTGATTTTGGCGATGGTTACCAGCAACGGCGTGTGGGCGGATTAAATCCTTTATTAAGGGTTTATCAACTTACCTTTAATTTAAAACATTCACAAGCGGTCAAATTGACCGCTTTTTTTACGCAACACGGTGGGGTAACCGCTTTTCAGTTCCGTGATCGTGGCAAATTGGTGAAAGTCGTTTGTCCGAAATGGTCAGAAAATACCGGCAAAACGCACACCGAAATTACCTGCACTTTTGAGGAAGTGGTATGACGGCCAACATTTCAGCAAAATTTCAACTTGAGCTTGCCAAGTTAGAGCAAACCGCCTTGATTGAACTGTTTGAGGTGGATTTACGCCAACTCATCGGGCGAGATGGCGAGAAAGGCGCACTCTACCGTTTTTATGCCGGCACTAACGAATTGCACCAACCGATTATCTGGCAAGGCAAAACTTACGAGCCGTTTGCAGTTAAGGCAGACGGCTTCGAGATGTCCGGACAAGGCGCAAGCAACCGCCCAACGCTTACCATTATGAATTTTGATGGATTTGTTACCGCATTGAGTAATAACTTTGATCAGTGCTTAGGCGGTGTGGTGCGCAGACGGCAAGTCTATGCCCAGTTTTTAGATGCGGCCAACTTTAAAGACGGCAACCGCAATGCCGACCCAAACCAAGAGCGAGTGAGCTATTATGTGATTGAGCAACTCAGCTCACTGACAAGCGAACTGGCAACCTTTACCCTTGCGCTCCCGACTGAAACGGATAATGCCGTTATCAACAAACGCACAATTTTGGTTACCTGCTCGTGGGTGTATCGCTCGTCCGAATGTGGCTACACCGGTGGTGCAGTGGCAGACGAAAAAGACCAACCAACCACCGACCTGAAAAAAGATAAATGCTCCGGCTGTTTACGAGGTTGCCAGCTGCGTAACAATGTTCGGAATTATGGCGGATTTATTGCGGTAAACAAACTGGGCTAAGTGAAAACAATTTTGTAACCCGATCAGAAATGGTCGGGTTTTTTATTATCTAAAATTTAACAGGAACATATATGAAAGCATTAAAAGCGAAATTTTTAGGTGCAGAAATTACAGTAATTGATTACAACGGTAAGCCTTATGTGCCAATGTTACCAATTTGTGAAAATATCGGCTTAGACTGGGAAGCTCAACGACAACGTATTCAACGTGATGATGTCTTAAGTTCAACCACCTTTATTATACAGGCGGTTGCAGAAGACGGAAAAAATCGTGAAATGGTATGTCTTCCACTACACTATTTAAACGGTTGGCTATTTGGCATCGACACAAAACGAGTAAAATCATCAATTCGTGGAAAATTAAACCAATACAAAAAAGAATGCTACGAAGTTTTATGGCAGTATTGGGAAACAGGCATTGTCAAACGTGAACAAGTGAAAGCTCGCCTAGCTGAAATTGATGAGTGGGATAAAGAAACGTTTATCGAAGCTCAAAGTGGAAGTCAGTTAATGTTAAAACGCAAAGTTGCCTTGAAAGAAATTCGCATTGAAAGAATGAAGTTGATACAGGGTGATTTGTTTGAAAATTTTGAGTTGTAGTCTTTACAGCCTAAATAGAGAAGAGTATCAAAAACAAAACCCCGAACACTCGCAATGTTCGGGGTTTCTATTTAGAACTTATATGGAATCTATAAGATGGAAGATATTTTAAAGTTAATTATCTCATTGTTCAAGGAGTTATTGATGAAACATTCGATTTGGTCAATCTCGTTTGCAGTATCCATTCCCATTTTATTTTTAGTGTCAGCCGATTTATTGCGAGCGATTATTGAGTTGATTAGGTTATTGACATCATAGTATTTGAGTAGTAGTATTTATCCCATAGGTGTCGTAGCCTTAAATCTAGCGGAAATCCGCACCCGTCAGACAAGCGGTTTTTTTATGTCAAAATTTTGCAGATCTATTTTCCTTGCCATTAAAAATAGATTTGGAAAACTCAATGTCGAGAGGGCGGAGAATACAATACCCGAAAGGGAAATAATCCCAGCCTACTTTGGAAGGCTTTCGAACCTCTCGGCTACCCTAAGTTAAACTTAGGGCTAAAAATATCGAAAAAAATCCAAAGGAGTAGACTTATGTCTCAATCAACTCAACTTTCTACATTCAACTTTGAAACTCACGCAATTCGTACAATCGCAATCAATAATGAATCTTGGTTTATTGCTAAAGATGTTTGTGAAGCTGTAAACATTTCAAATTATCGTGATGCAATCGAGAGATTAGATGAAGATGAAAAGGGTGTCGCTTTAACCGACACCCTTGGCGGACAGCAAGAAATGAACATTATCAGCGAAAGCGGAATGTACACTTTGATCTTACGTTGCCGTGATGCAGTGAAAAAAGGATCTGTTCCACACCGTTTCAGAAAATGGGTAACAGCTGAAGTGCTACCGCAAATTCGCAAGACAGGACAATATTCGCAAAATGTGGCACAAATTACCCCGGCTGAACCCGAACCAAAACCGGATGTGGTGATACCGCATGAAAAAGCCGAGCAAATCGCCAAATACTTGGTAAGAGCCAGAGCCTTTGCTAAAGAAGTGGAGGTGTTCCATCGCAAAATGTACGAGGATTTGGGCATCCCTCGTTACATTAGAAACGACATCGCCGCCAAAGGGCACGACATCGCCTGCGAATTTAATTATTGGATCGATCCGTTTATCCACCAAGTTTTACCACAGCTTAATCAACAACGATTAGCAAAATTTTAAGCAAAAATAAACGATAAACAAACCGCTTGCGACCTAGCGTTGCAAGTGGCTTTTGGCATACCTGAAATTTAACCCAAGACAGCAAAGATATGAAAAGCACTAGAATTGTAAGCGGTCGATTTATTTTGCATAGTTTTGCAAATCATTTTGCATAGCCGTAATCACAAAAGTTATGCAAAATAAACTGAAAACAAACGCCCTTTAAATCATCATTAAAGGGCGTTTGAATTTAGAATTTATAAACCATATTATCCTCATACTTGCCGTTATAACTTGCTGAGGTTTGCACTACGACACGTTGCGTATCATAAAAAGCCTGCCAGTTGTCCCATTTGTCTTCGACCATTGCATCAATAAAGCGGATAAACTCGCTTTTGGTCGAACTAAAGAACACATAAGGTGGTTTTGTTAGGTGAATTAGCCGCAGGAAATCCACCAAATCAAAATAACGCTCTTGCTTGTAGCTCTCTTGATGTGTGCAGAGATACGGTGGGTCAAGCACTAACAGCGTGTTAGGTTGCCCGGTAAAGCGTGGCACAAGTTGATGAAATGACTCTCGTACAATCTCCACACCGTCTAAATAGCCATCTGCGGTTGGGTAATCGCTTTGGCGGACGCAATGCCAGAAATTTTGTTTGTACAGCTCATCAAAAGTGCTAACTTGTTGACCGCTAAACGCCAACCAGCTGCATAAAATATGCAGGTCTTTATAACCTTGAAATGCTTCAATCGCCTCAATGATTTGCAATTTTTTGGCATTATCTAACCGCTTGTTTTTAGGCGTATCAGCCACTAAATCAGCGATAATACGGCGTAGCCGGTTAATATCGTCAATATGCTGTAAACGCTCGCTGTAGTTGTCGAAATCGTTGTAAATTACACGAGCTTTGGGTTTAAGCCGTTTGGCGGTATGAGATAACAAACCGCT